AGCTCTGGGATCCGCTGACCTGTCCGGCAAAGTTTTTGCCTTACCTGGCGTGGGCGCTGTCGGTTGACCGCTGGGATGAAAACTGGCCTGTCGTCACCAAACGCCGCGTCATTCAGTCGGCCTGGTTCATTCACTGCCACAAGGGAACCATTGGTGCCATCCGGCGCGTGGTGGAGCCGCTCGGCTACCTGATTAACGTGACCGAGTGGTGGGAAACCAACGACGAACCGGGGACGTTTCGCCTGGACATCGGCGTGCTGGAAACCGGCATCACCGAAGAAATGTATTTAGAGATGGAGCGGCTGATTGCCGACGCCAAACCCGCAAGCCGCCATCTGATCGGGCTGACCATTACCCAGGACATCAAAGGCGACGTTTACATTGGCGCAGCGCAGTACGTCGGCGAGCTGCTGACCGTTTACCCCGCATAAGAGGACGATATGAGCACATTTAAATCCGTTGTCACCACGCTCGGCCAGGCGCGCATCGCGGCGGCCATTGCGGCGGGGACTGACATCAACATCACGCAGCTGGCCGTCGGCGACGGCAACGGCAAGGCAACAACGCCGGTTGCCACACAGACCAAGCTGGTTAAAGAGGTCTACCGCACGCCGCTCAACTCATTGAAGCTTGATCCGTCGCACGGAAATTGGGTGATTGCCGAAGCGGTGCTGTCTGCCAGCGTCGGCGGCTTCTGGATGCGCGAAATGGGGTTGTTCAGCAGCGACGGCGCGCTGATTGCCGTCTGCAACATGGCGGACACCTATAAACCGACGCTTGCGGAGGGTTCAGGCCGCACGCAGACGTTGCGCATGGTGATTGCGGTCAGCAACACCGAGGCAATCAGCTTGCTGATCGACGACTCGGTGATTATGGCTACTGAGCAGTATGTGAATGACCTGCTGGCCGCGCATGAGAAATCGCGCAATCATCCAGACGGCACAACGGCGGCAAAGGGATTTGTTCAGCTGAGCAGCTCGGTCAGCAGTACCAGCGAAGCGCTGGCCGCCACGCCAAAAGCGGTGAAGGCTGCCAACGACAACGCCAATACCCGCATACCTTCCACGCGCAAAATTAACGGTAAGGCGTTAAGCGCAGACCAAACTCTGACGGCGGTGGACGTGGGAGCGATGCCACTATCGTCTACCAATCTCGGCAACACCAATATCAATACGTTTGGGCGTGACAAGTTCGGCATTTATTCGCAGACATCCCCTACGCAGGCAACAGTAGCCAACGGCTATCCTGCAATGCTGGCCGGTATTTTGGAAGTGTTTCCGGGTGCCTACACTAACGGCGTGATCCAGCGTTACACCGAACACCTTTCCGGTAAATGTTGGCAGCGCGCATCGAGCAACGTCTGGAACGGGACAGATGGTCCATGGAGTGACTGGGTGCAATCCAGCACCGTCGGTTCTGTTGCCGCAAACTCTGCCCTCGGCACAACTGACCTGAACACCGTGGGATTTAGTCTGACGGCTGTTCAGGCGGCGATATATCACCAGTCCGCCAACGCATCCGCGACGGCAGACAGAAATTACCCCGAGGCCAAAGCGGGCACGCTGTTTGTTACCGGCAGCGCTTACGGCTGCCAGCAGATGTTTATTACTTTTGATACGTGCAACATCTGGGTGCGCGGGCTTTCTTCCAACTGGAACGGGAGGGATGGGCCATGGCGCCCATGGGTTGCTCTGTATGGCACCAACAATAAACCGACGGCCGCAGACGTAGGCGCATGGACGGCAACGCAAAGCGCCGCCAGTGAAAAGGCGCTGTCTGATGAAATTGCCACGGCCTTTAAAATCCGCACCAACTTAACCGCAACGGATACCCCGAACACCTTGCGCGGCAGCAGTATGTTTGGGCATTACGGCGTGCCAGGTGCTGCTGCGGCGACCACGGAAAAAGGCTATCCGGTAAATAATTTTGTCGGCGTGATTTTCGTTACCTGGGGTCCGAATGCGACGCAGCAAATTGCTTTCAATAACAACGGGCGGCAATTCACCCGCTCTATGGCTGGGGCGTGGAACGGTGTCGATGGTCCATGGTCTGCCTGGAATGAAATTTACTGTCAGGCCAACAAACCGACTCCGGCAGACGTCGGCGCGTTACCGGCGGGCGGAACGGCCGTGGCAGCATCCAAACTCGCCACCGCGCGGAAGATTGCCGGTGTGGCCTTTGACGGCACCAAAGACATCAACCTCACCAACTCGAATGTCGGGCTGGGGAATGTCGGGAACTTTGCCGCTGTTCAGCAAGGCGGCGGTGCCGGTATGCAGAGCAATAAAGTCTATATCGGCTGGACGGGGACGAAGGTAAAAATTCAGGTAGACGCTTCTGATATGGGGGAAGTTTACACCACTAAATTTCCGCCACCACAAAGAGATTCATATACCAAAACGGAATCCGATGGCCGTTATATCTACCGTGATACCGCCACTACTGTTGGTTTTGTTTCGGGCAATGCAAATGATCCCTATATGCGTCACTCAACCACCAATGGCGTTGTTGTCCTGCCCACAAGGGAGCAGTTACAAAACGAAATTGCAGGAACTCGCAATTGGGCGAATAGGGATTTACGCAATGACATCTATGCCTACGGTGATAACCGCTATGTCTATGACGTACAGCGCGGCAGTCAGGCGCTGGAGAATGCAGGCTGGACTGCTCAGCAGAACTGGGAAGCGCCGACCGGTTGTTTCATGACGGGGTTAAATATCAGGCCGGACATGGGCGACTGCCGAATGATGGGGAAATACTACCGCGCATTAATGATTAGAACGGCCAGTGGAAGCTGGCGTCAGGTGGGTAACTAAGATGATCACATTTAAAAATATCAAAATTTCTAAGCAGGTTTTAGAAGATGGCATCCCCCTTCCCGTCATGTATTTCGAAGATGAAATGGGTCAGGACTGGTACACGCTTCGCGATAAAAAAAGGCAGGGCGAAAACTGTTTCATTGCCGTCGGTGCAGACGGATTTATTTCTACCTGGGCGGTTAACCCGAACTTTCTCACCTTATCTGAAGGCGTGAGCATTTACGAAATCAGCCCGGAAGCGTTGCCCGAAGATGTCAGCGATCAACCTTACCGCTATGAGAACGGCGAGTTCGTGAAATTTGTACAGCCTGCGATTGAGGTTGCTGCACAGCAAAAAAGTACGTTGCTCAGCCAGGCCGCCGCCGTCATTGCTCCGCTACAGGATGCGGTTGATGTTGACGACGCCACCGACGAAGAACTGGCAAGCCTGAGAGCCTGGAAGAAATTCCGCGTTGCGCTGAATCGTCTGGATTTAGCCGCTGCGCCGGATATCGACTGGCCTGCTGTACCTGAATAAATTGATCGCTGAAAACGATCAATTACGGATAATTGATCAGTAGTAACTATTTGAACATGTCCGGCATATGTCCAAGGATATCCCCAGACTTTTTAGGAGGATGAAATGGAATTAAACCAGGAAGAAGCGGAGATGGTTGCGGGATATATCGCGGCAAACTGGGCGGCATTTTCACAAGCGGCTGAGGAAGTGATGTCTGTTTGCGCTTTGCACCGGCTGGCTGAAAAATTAGGGTTGGAGAATTAACTCCCCCGCTTTTCAATTCTATTGACCACTGCCCCCATTGAGGGGCTTTTTTGTATCTGGCCTTCACCACGTTGTGCCATTTCCCACACACACCTCCCGCCGTGCCTGCGCGTACACAACACGCGATGATTGACCTCACCCCAATCACAGGAAAAAATACCATGGCTGATTATCATCACGGTGTGCGCGTTGTTGAAATCAACGACGGCACCCGCGTTATCTCCACCGTTTCCACCGCCATCATCGGGATGATTTGCACCGCAGAAGACGCGGACGCCGACGCGTTCCCGCTCGATACGCCGGTGCTTATCACCAACGTACTGACCGCCGCCGGCAAGGCCGGTAAAACCGGCACACTCCGCGCCTCACTGATGGCAATTGCCAACCAGGCGAAACCCGTTGTCGTTGTTGTGCGCGTGGCGGAAGGTGACACCGAGGCGGAAACCACCTCGAACATCATCGGCGGCACCGATGCCACCGGCATGTATACCGGCATGAAAGCCCTGCTGTCTGCCCAAACCGAACTCGGCGTGAAGCCGCGCATTCTCGGCGTGCCGGGGCTGGATAATTTGGATGTCGCGACGGCGCTCGGTGCCATCTGTCAGCAGCTGCGCGCCTTCGGTTACGTCAGCGCATACGGCTGCAAAACCGTGTCCGATGCCATCAAGTACCGCGAAAATTTCAGCCAGCGTGAGCTGATGGTCATCTGGCCGGATTTTGTCGCCTGGAACACCACCACCAACGCCAGCGACATCGCGCCCGCCACCGCATATGCCCTCGGCCTGCGTGCCAAAATCGACACCGAAACCGGCTGGCATAAAACCCTGTCAAACGTCGGCATCAACGGCGTGACCGGCCTGTCCGCCAGCGTCTATT